TTGCGTCAGCCCTCAAGGACAGTGACGAGCATTACCATCAATTCAGGGACATCACCGGCCACCAGCGCTTCATGGCCGCCGGGCGCGTCCAGAGCGCCATGGGCTCCTCCCGGGCCACCACCCCCTACAACTGCTATGTCTCCGGCACGATTGAGGACAGCTTTGTCCACGGGGAGGGCAACATCATGCAGCGGGCCACAGAGGCCGCAGCGACAATGCGCATGGGCGGCGGGATCGGCTATGACTTCAGCACGCTCCGCCCCCGGGGCGACATCATCCGCAAGCTCCAGTCCCACTCCTCCGGCCCCATCTCCTTCATGGCCATCTTCAACGAGGTCTGCAAGTGCGTGGCCTCCTCCGGCCACCGGCGCGGCGCACAGATGGGAGTGATGCGGGTTGACCACCCGGACATTGAGGAGTTCATCAACGCCAAGCACAACATCACTGAGCTGACCGGCTTCAACCTCTCCATCGCCATCACTGACGAGTTTATGGAGGCTGTCCTGGCCGGGGCGGACTTTGAGCTGCGCTGGGGCGGAGAGACGTACAACAGTGTGGACGCCCGGAGCCTCTGGGAGGCAATCATGCGCTCCACCTGGGACTGGGCGGAGCCCGGTGTGCTCTTCATCGACCGGATGAACGACATGAACAACCTCTGGTACTGTGAGACAATCGCAGCCACCAACCCCTGCGGCGAACAGCCCCTGCCCCCGTTTGGGGCCTGCCTCCTGGGCTCCTTCAATGCGACCAAGTATGTGAGGCCCAAGACGGTGCGGAGCCTCTCCCAGGCTGCCTGGGAGTTCGACTGGGACCAGCTCCGGGCGGACATCCCGCCGGTCGTCCGGGCCATGGACAACATCGTGGACCGCGCCCGCTACCCCCTCCCACAGCAGCGTGCTGAGGCCCACGCAAAGCGCCGGATGGGGCTTGGGGTGACTGGGATGGCCAACGCCGGGGAGGCCCTGGGCTTTGTCTACGGCTCCCCCGAGTACCTGGAGTGGCAGGAGGAGGTCCTCAAGATCATCGCCATTGAGTGCTACCACGCAAGCGCCCTCCTGGCAGCTGAGAAGGGGACATTCCCAGCCTATGACGCTGAGAAGTACCTCCAGGGCAAGTTCATCGTCCAGCTCGGGGAGGAGGCCCCGTCCCTGCTGGAGCTCATCCGCAAGCACGGCCTCCGCAACTCCCATTTGACCTCCATCGCACCTACCGGCACGATCAGCCTCACAGCTGACAATTGCTCCTCGGGCATTGAGCCGTTGTTCGACTACCTCCAGGAGCGCCCGGTCAACACGCCCAGCGGCGTTGAGATTGTGGAGGTGGCTGACTACGGGGTGGCCAACTTCGGGGTGCGCGGGAAGCGGGCCCACGAGGTCAGCGCTCAGGAGCACATCGCAGTGCTGACATCCGCCCAGCGTTGGGTTGACAGCTCAGTCTCCAAGACCACCAACATGGACAGCTCCATGCCGTGGGAGGACTTCAAGGACCTCTATATGACGGCCTGGAAGTCCGGTTGCAAGGGCTGCACCACCTTCAACAAGGACGGGAAGCGCATGGCGCTCCTCACCGGGAAGGCGACCAATGGCCCAGTCAACGAGCCGGGGGAGGGCATGACGTGCGAGATTGACCCCGTCACCGGCCTGAAGGAGTGCGGCTGATCACCAGGGGAGCCGTTTAATCGGCTCCCCGCAATCCCACGCAGGGTACACTCTCGACAGCTCTATTCAGCCTCCAGACAAATTATTTTACCAGTCAGCCAGAAAAGTTCTTGACTTATCCCCGGTGTGTTGTTATCTAGGACTTATCCCCGGATGGTCTGGGGCCTAGAAATGGAGAACCGACATGACAACCTTCGCAACCATCACCCTGGACAACCTTGACGTCACCTTCCACGGCTCGGCAGAGCGCGCAGAGAAGGTTGCAGACGACAAGGGCCGCTTCCTCGCCGTCATCGCTGACGACCTCCTGGAGCTCACCGGCGCTCAGGCCGTCGCCCTCTACAACGCGACCGCCCTGGAGCTGGACAGCAACACCGTCCCGGTCAATAAGTTCAGCACCAAGGCCGTCGCAGCCAAGCGCCTCTGGGCCAACCTCGTGGACCTCGCAGAGCTTCGGGCGGAGAACGCCAAGCCAGCTCCCGCAGCCAAGGCCACCGGCCCACGCCGGGGGACGGGCATCAACCTCGCCCCCAAGTCCGCAGCCTACCCCTGCCGGGAGGGCTCCAAGCAGTCCATCCTCGTTGACTTCCTCAGCCGGGAGCAGGGCGCGACCATGGAGGAGCTTCTCAAGGCCCTTTCCGGCGGCGCAAAGCCCTGGCTGGAGGTCACCGTCAAGTCCGGTCTCAACTGGGACGTGAACAAGATCAAGGGTTACGGCATCCGCACCACCAAGCGCGGGGACGCAGACTGCTACCACCTCGTGCTGCCCGAGGGCATGTCCAAGCCGCACGCCCACAAGCCCATGGCAAAGAAGGGTTGAGCCTCCGGGCTCCCCTCGCCACCCACCAGACAACCTAGAAATGGAGAACCCCATGACCGCCCAGATCGACCGCAAGACCCTCGACAAAATCCGCAAGCTCATGAACCTCGCCAAGGACGGCGGAGCCACCGAGGGCGAGGCCAGCGTGGCCATGGAGAAGGCCCGGGAGATCATGGCCACCAACAACCTGTCTATGGCCCAGCTGGAGGCCAGCGGCAAGTCAGGCGGGGAGGGCTCCAACCGTCTCCGGTCAGGCCTCAAGGGCAAGGCCCTGTACAAGTACCAGCAGAGCCTCATGTCCACCATCGCAGACACCAACTTCTGCGCCGTCCTCGTGGACAGCGAGCGCCGGGGCAACCGACACATCGACACAGGCTACACGATTATTGGCCGGGAGGCCAACGTGGCAGCCGTCGCCAACATGTTTGACTACCTCAACGCCTCCCTGGAGCGGATCGTCACGCCCCACCTGGAGAGCAACTCACAGCGCCTGAGCCGTTGGGCCGTGAGCTTCAAAGAGGGGGCAGCCCAGCGCCTGGCGGAGCGCCTGCGGGACCGCCACCAGGAGAAACTGGCCGAGCAGTCAGCTGGAGCCCGGGCCCAGAGGGAGGCTCAAGCCACCTCCTCGGGCAGCGGAGCGCTGGTTGTCGTCATGGAGGACTTCGCCCAGGCTGAGGCAGACGCCAACCTTGAGCACCGCATGGGGTGGGAGCCCGGTGAGGCAGCCCAGCGCCGCGCAGAGTGCGAGGCCCGGCGGGCTGAGTACAAGCGCCAGGAGGAGGAGCGCCGCGCCAACCTCACAGAGGAGGACCGGGAGGCTGAGGACGCTGCCAAGGCCCGGGACCACGCCAAGTGGGAGCGCAAGTGGGAGAGCGCCTTCAAGCGGCGCTGGGCTAACAAGAACCAGAATGCCTACTTTGCCGGGCGGCGCGAGGCGGATGAGATCGGCATTGACGACCAGGTGTCCAAGACTGCGCAGGCAGCGCTCAAATAAAATGACTTGCCCCGGGGTGCACCCGGGGATAGGCTCTGTGAGAGAAAGGGAGCACCCATGCTAGTCAACAACACCCCCGTCCAGGACCACCTCAGCGAGTTCGGCCTGATGGTTAAGCGGGAGGACCTCAGCTGTCCACCGCCCGGCCCGCCCTTCAGCAAGACGCGGGGCGTGTTCGCCCACATCCGGGACCGCCCGGAGGAGATCATTGGAGTGCTGGACACCTACCACTCCCAGGCAGGCCACGCGGTGGCGCAGGCCTGCTCCCTGTTGGGCAAGACCTGCGTCAACTATTACCCCCGGTACAAGAGGGACCCCGGGCCGCACGCGGCCCAGACGCACTCCATGGGGCTCGGGGCGCAGCTCCAGCCGCTCCCGGCGGGACCAAGCTGGCACCTGTTCCACCAGGCCAAGGCGGACCTCGCCAAAGTCAACGACAGCTACATGATGCCCAACGCCCTCAAGCTCCCGGAGATGATCACCGAGACGGCGGCTGAGGTGAGGCGGACGCTGGAGGCCCGGCCCGAGGTTGGGACCTTCTGCGCCCACCACCCGGTGTTCATCCCAATCAGCTCCGGGACAATCGCTGCGGGCGTCATCACCGGCTTCCACGAGGCCGGGCTGAGCCCCCGCTTCATCCTCCATCAGGGGTATAACAAGCCCGAGGGGGCCACCCTGAAGTACATGCTTAAGATGTCCGGTATGACCACGTTTGAGGACACCCGGATCACGTTCATCAACGAGCGCTACAACTACAAGGACCAGGCCCGGCCCGGCCCGACACCGCCCTGGCCTGCCAACGCCTACTATGACCTCAAGGCATTCCGCTGGTGGATGGCGGAGGGACGCGACAAGTGGGGCGAGGCCCTCATGTGGAACATAGGGTGAGCGGGATGTTGGATGATGCTGAGTACTGCGGTCATATGCCCGAGATTTCCGGAGCCCGAGCCCTCGTCAGGCCTGACGACACCTATGACCTGCCGCTGGGGGAGAGGACCCTTGAGGCCCACTTCCCATTCCTCCCGGAGGAGGACAGCCCGAGGCACCCGTTGACAGGGGAATTGTTGGGGCTTGGCTGGCACACCTTCCCGGTCACTGACTTCAAGCTCCTCATCCCGGTGAGGATCTGATATGCTGAAGGCTCGCCCAGAGGACATCGACCGCTTCATGGGGTACGTTGAGAAGCTCCCCAACGGCTGCTGGTTCTGGACCGGCGGACGCTCCCGGGGTAAGGGTAACAGGAAGTGGTATGGCTCATTTAGGCTCGGGAAGCGGACGGTGAGGGCCCACCGCTTCTCATCAGAGGTCCTCGGGGGCCAGCCCTGCCCGACCGGGCACCACCGCGACCACACGTGCCGCTTCTCCCTCTGCGTGTGCCCTGACCACATTGAGGTGGTGACGGCGGAGGAGAACCAGCGGCGCAAGGTCCAGGGCCACCTACAGGCCACGTCCCTGGATGCCACCAACCCGTTTGCCCTGGCTGCGGCCCTCCGCAACCTTGGCTTCACAGTCCCCCGGATCACCCTTGGGGATGGAACAACCGAATTGGAGAAAAGACATGCAATCTGAAGAACAGTGGCTGATGGGCCAGAGCAATGAACCGGCGCAGGAGGCATACAAGTTCTTCATGCGCCCGGACCCGGACATGCGGGAGTTCCTTGGGCCAATTGAGGAGCATGAGGACCCCCTCACCGGGATGGTTGCCAAGTCCCGCTCCGCCCGGGTGGCGATGATGCGCGGCGCAGAAAAGGACAAAGACGTGCGGGTGTACATCGGATTCAACGGCAAGAGCTATGCGCCCCACCTCCGGCTGGAGAACGGCAAGCCCCTCCAGGGATGGTACCAGGGCAAGGGTCCAACCGGCGGGACCTCCCGGGAGCGCCCCTGTATGTCAGACGCGATCCTCACTGAGCCATATGGAGGCTTCTGTACCGTGGGGTGCGCCTTCTGCTACATCAACAGCGGGGTCAAGGGATACCGGGGCAGTGGTCTCATCACGGTGCCCATCGACTTCGGGGGTCACGTCGCCAAGTCACTGGACCGGATGAAGACAGCCAGCGCCGGATACTTCAGCAGCTTCACTGACCCGTTTCTCCCCCTTGAGGACGTGTACCACAACACCCAGCGGGGCGCTGAGGCGTTCACCGACCGGGGCCTGCCTGTGTTCTTCTTGAGCCGGATGCGCTACCCTGGTTGGGCATTCGACATCCTGAAGAGGAACGGCTACAGCTACGCCCAGAAGTCCCTCAACACCTGCGACCCGGAGGACTGGAAGAAGCTCAGCCCGGGAGCGCTCCCACTCCTCGACCACATTGAGGAGGTGGCTGAGCTCCGGCGGCAGGGCATATATACCTCCATCCAGGTCAACCCGGTCATCCCGGGCGTGACCAGCATTGAGGAGATTGAGCATCTGTTCCACATGCTGGCGGAGGTTGGGAACAACCACGTGATCGTCAAGTTCGTGGAGGCCGGGTATGCCTGGGCTGGCACCATGGTTGAGAGGATCAAGGCCCGCTTCGGGGACAACCGGGGCGGTGTGTTTGAGTCCCTGTTCGTGGACAACATGGGTGGCCAGAAGTGTGTTGACGAGGAGTGGCGCTTGGAGGCCCACCGGAGGCTCCAGCCCGTCGCCACCAAGCTCGGGATGACCTACGCAACCTGCTATGAGTACATGTACACAGACCGGGCGGAGGATGGCACCCTCAACTCCAAAAAGACCCGCTCAGTGGGGGCGGACTTCCTGACGGCGGACCAGTGCCATGGCCAGCGTGTCCCCATGTTCACCCGGATGGACACTGCCGTCCCGTTTGCTGAGGTCGCAGAGTGTCCGCCCTCGGGCTGCCTGTCCTGCGGAGACAGCGACCCGGAGGGCCGGGGGGCATGCGGCTCGCTCCTGTTCGGTGCGGCCAAGTCCAACCGCATGAGTGACTTCAGGAAGTCAGCCTATGACCGGGAGGCCCAGCCATGAGCGGCGTCATCCTCACCTTGTTCCTCTGCGGTCCGTTGGGCTGCGAGGAGACCAGCCGCGCCTTCCCGCAGTTTGAAAACTGCGAGTGGGTCCAGCAGATCGCGGACGCAGTGGTTGCGGGGGCCGGTCCCGGCTCCTGGGCCCGCTGCGAGGAGGCGACATGATGCCCCCGTTCCCAAAGCACGTCAAGGTGGGCTGGAAGCGCTACCGGGTGACCGTCTGGCAGCCCGAGGTGGCAGCGGCTGAGCATAAATACGGTGAGTGTGACCACGTCAACAACGAGATAAAAGTGGACACCACCCGGGGGCACCGCCAGGCAGCAGAGACGCTGTGGCACGAGTGCCTCCACGCCGCATTCGACATCGGGGCGCTCCACTCGCTCTCCGGTGCCGCTGACGACCAGTACCCAGAGGAGTTCATGGTGAGCTTCTTTGCGTCCTGGACAATCACGCTCCTTGGAGACAACCCGGCACTGCTGGCGTTCCTCTCCTGGGCGGCATCACAGGAGGATTGAGATGGCAATTGAAAGGGAACACGGGGCCGTCCTCATCCACTGCGACCACTGCAGTGATTACGTTGAGGGAGAGGACTTTGACGAGGCCCGGGAGGCAGCCGCTTCTGAGGGTTACAAGTTTGACAAGACCGCAGATGGGTGGGAACATACCTGCTCCAGCTGCCAGAGAAAAGGAGATGAGAAAGATGGACCAACAATGCCCGATGAAACCTGGTGAGAACCTGTTGGATGACCCTGTGGCCTGGGGGCGAGAGCTCATCAGGACCCACGACCATGACCCCCTGTACACCGGCCTGTGGCGCTACATCCAGGCTGGGGGGCAGGAGCGCCGGGACTGGGTGCGGCGCTACATGCTCGCATACTGGTGCTGCTACAGCGTGGGGGCCAGCGCCTTCCTCGCCTCCCGCACGAGCGCTGTGAGCTTCTGGGACTGGCTTGACGTGGCCGCAGAGAACGGGGACGCGACCGGCCCAGCTGCCTTGAAGGTTGCCCCGGCGGAGCGGTGGCCCAGGGCAGCAGAGCGCCGACACTGGCGCGGTCAGAAGTGCGTTGACAGCGTGGCCTGGCTCCGGGAGCGCTTCCCCCGCCCCGAGGACGCAGTGATGAGCCTGGAGGACCTCCCGGGGCAGATCAACCTCCGGTCCGTTGAGCTGGAGGTTACAAGCTGGCCGCAGTTCGGGCCGTGGATTGCCTTCAAGGCAGCGGACATGCTTGACCGTGTGTTGGGCGTCCCGGTTGACTTCCCAACCACGATCACCTCCATGTACCGCGACCCGAGGAAGGGCGCAGAGATGGCTGGGCCGCTCCTCGGGGACCTCTCCCCACAGGGCGTCACCGAGCACCTCCTGCGCGCATACGCGGGGCAGGATGCCCCACCGGCGGGGGACCGCAAGGTGAACGTCCAGGAGGTTGAGACCGTCCTGTGTAAGTGGAAGTCAGCCCGCAACGGTCACTACTGGATCGGGAAGGACACCGCCCACCACCGGGAGGAGCTGGAGCTGTGGGGCGGCCACGAGCTGCTCAGCTGCTACCCAACGCCTGCCGCTTGACCGGCCCCGTCCCCGGGGATAGGCTCCGGGGACCACAACCCTAGAAATGGAGCACTAAGATGATCATCAACATTCGCGGGACTAACGGGAGCGGCAAGACCACGCTGGCCCGAGCCCTCATCACACCCCAGGCCCAGCCGGTTGACCTGGTCTGGTACGACAACCCCACCAAGCGCGACCCGGGGCGGCGCAGCTCTGTTGAGGGCTGGGGGACCCCGGGCGGATATCTGGCCGTGGGCAAGTACAGCACGGGCTGTGGGGGCATGGACACCATCAAGACATTTGGCCTCCAGCAGGAGGCGATTGAGGCCGCTGCTCGCTGGGAGGGAAAGGCCGGACAGGGTCCACGTCATATCATCTGCGAGGGCGTCCTGGCATCAACCGTGGCTGGCTCCTGGCTGGAGTTCTTCAAACGCTTTGACTATCCAGATCATGAGCCAGTGGTCGCATACCTCGACACCCCGCTGGAGCTGTGCCTGGAGCGTATCCGGGAGCGTCAGCGGGACACCGACCGGGGCGAGCGGGAGATCAAGGAGGACCTCGTGGCCGACAAGGTCAAGTCCATCAATGCGACCCGCGCAAAGTTTGAGGCGGCGGGCATCCGCACTCTCACTCTCCGCCACGACCATGCCCAGCAGGACCTGCTGGACTTTGTAGCACGGCAGGTGGTCGCGTGATGAACAGTGAACCTTTTTGGGGCTTTGTTAACGAGCGCCACGCCATCTACATCCGCAAGGAGCTTCGGGCCGGGGCGGACCCGGCGGACCTCTGGGTGCCGCAGGACTGTGACCTGGAGGAGGCTGACCCCAACCACTTTGCTGC